AACATTCGAGGCGAGACAAAACCTGACGGTTGTGGGTCGGTGGCGGACAAGGGGTGATTCGTCCGCCCTAGAATCTTGTCGGTTGTTTTGTGAGCACCGTACATATCGAGGCTGTCTCCAATGGTGACGGTTGTTCTGTTCTTGACGGAATCTTTGAGAACAAACTTCACTCCGCCATACATAGTGGGGTCGGCTTCGCTTCCCTTGTGGTCTATGTATCCATAGACGGGGTGCTTACTATCAGGCTCACCCTTCAAACCGAAGAGGACATTTTCGGCTGAATATCTTTGGTATTCACCTTTTTTGCCCCAATATTTGCGTTCCGAAGTTTTAGATTCGTAGCCATTGAGGATTTTTCCGCTTTGGAGTATTTGGTCAAGGTTTTTTTCGGGAACTCGGATAGAGACGGGGTTCTCGGCAACAAAAGTCTTGATTGCCTTAGCCGCTTCTTTTTGGTAGTCCTCTAGCGACCTGTAGCCGAGTTCGGAAAGTGCCTCTAACCCATTCTTTTGATTTTCTTCTCTAGCAGTAGCCGTGTATTGGAGGGCGTTCCGTCCTGCTTTGGCTCGCAACTTCTGGTTGGCACTTTCCAATCGAGCATTTAGGTCAGTTTCGTTTGACCTACTTGACCCCTTGTGCCGACCGGAACCAGGCCCGCCTTTGGAAATAGGGGCGATGACGTTCCAGCGGGGGAAATTCTCCTTCATCAAGTCCACGACGGGCGGGGGCGTGTCGGAGGTCATAATGGCACGGTTCGTTGCCATAGCGTAAGTCTCTGCCACGAACTCGGCGGGGTTTTTTGAGCCGTATTCAGTCATACCCGCTTCTTGAAGCATTTGGCGTTCGATTTGGTTAAATCCGCCCGTGTAATCCCATACGCCCTTGCCAAAATGGTTGCGCTCGGTGTATTGAATTTCACTGAATCGTTCCTTCCAATACGCCTCCGACGTCATTTCGTAATACGAATCCCGTTCTTCTTCCGTCAGGTATTCCTGACGGTTCCAAAACTCGTTGCCCTCAATGGCGAGTTCTGCCATTCCACTAAGCACGGGAACCAACTTGTCGAGGTTCTTTGTGTCCCAATGGAATCCTTCGTCTCGTCCGTCCTGCGCTTTGTCGCTGTAAGAAATTTCCATATCCCGCTCGAAGGCGTAGTGTCCGAGTTCGTGGGCAATCGTGTTGAAGGCGACTTCGGCTGAGTTGGTGCTAATACCGCCGACTTGGTAGTGGGTATAGTCATACTCACGGGTGCTACTAAACGGGGAAAAATGGTCGGGTTGTTCGCCCCCCATAGCCGTTTCAATGTCGTGTCGGACTACGCCCTTGTAGATACCCTTGTCGGGAATCAAAATCTGGTGCTGATAGCCAGAATCGGGGCGAGTTCCCGCCGCCATTCCGAGGTTGTTCTCGTAATAGGCGACTGCCGTTCTACCACCAAAGTTGCTATTAGAAAAAAACAGTTGTATTCCGCCCTCTGGGTTCAGTTGGTCGAGCGCACTGACGATTTCACTACTTTCTTGGTCAGACGGACTCCACGCCTCGGAATTGCCCTCTGAATCCTTCGACCACTCCACTTGAACTGCGTTGTCCTTGCTGGTCAAGTAGTTGAGTATGTAATTGTCGGTTGGTTCGCCCGTCGAGCCATTCAGCACTCGGTCACTGCCAACAAATTTCCAATCCTTCGGCGTTTCCCACGAACAACCGTCGGGGAGACTGCCTGATTCGGGGTGTCTGCCGGAACCAGGCCCGCCCTTTTTGACCCGTTTTTCCTCTTTCTCCCGTTTTTCCTCTTCACCCAACATCTGAAAAAAATTTACGAACGACTGAATCTTGTATCGGTCAGCACGGAATCGGTGTCCGGCTTCGATTTCTTCTTGGGCGTGGCGTAGTGCCTCTGCCATTTGTTGTGAGTTCTTGCGCTCTTTGTCTGATTGACGAGCGGGCTGGGCGGTTTCGTGCCCTTTTACACCACTACCGACTCCACCTTTGGAAACAGGACGCATTAACCCTCACTTACGCCGAGGTGGTCTTGAAAATGCCCTTGTCAGACGACCAACCGTATCCTTCGGGAAGCAGGTAGTCACCAATGACGATATTGAAGTTAGCGTCGTTTGTCCACTCGGAGTCCCGTGCTGTCCGCATAAATTCACGGTCAATCGGTTCTCTAGAAATCTGTCGTGCTGGCTCACCCTGAATCTTGTCCAAGTTCCTAGCACCCGTGAAGTCAGCACCGACAAGGTTTGCACCTTCAATGTTGGCAAATGCAAGGTCAGCACCGTTGAAGATTGTTTCTGCTTGGTCACGTCTACCGTCAAGTTTTACTTTTGCAAAGTTGGCATTGGTGAGGTTAGCGTCAATGAATTTGCCACCAATCTCACGACCAGCGAAGTTCACATTGGAAAGATTTGCACCAGAGAAGTCTGCCTTCAACTCACCACGATAATCTGCCGTGAAGCCCTTGTCATTTACCTTGGGGTCGGCAAATGTTGAGCCACTTAGGTCAGCCATAGCGAACGACGGTAGTTTCATTCCGTAGGAGTTTGCCTCAAAACCACGCAAGTCGGCATTTCGCAAATCGGCACTTTCAAAGGTGGTGTTCCTTATGTCGGTTCCACCAATTCCCTTAGCGGAAGCGGCGGTTCGCACCCCTTGAAGATTCGCCCCGTCAAACGAAGCCCTAAAAGGCTTCATTCGTGCAAGGTTCGCACCGGAGAGGTCAGCGTCTTGGAAGTTTGCCCCCTCCAACTTTGCCCCCGACAAATTGGCATTGACCAAAGTTGCGTTGGAAAAATTGGCTTGTTCGGCGTTTACCTTCGTCAAGTTTGCGTCGGTAAGGTCTGCGCCTCGGAAACTACCCAATGGGACATACGCCTTAGTGAAATTAGTGCCAATAAGTTTTGCGCCGCTGAAGTCGCTCTCCTTGCCACGTTGTTCGGTGAAATCCTTGCCGGAAATGTCTTGTCCGGCAAAATCAGCCCTGATGTGCAAATCGCCAGCGACCCGTGCGGTGCTGAAGGTGTCGCTCGTCCATTCGACGGGTGCGGTGGGGAAACAGTGGGTGCAAAGCGTTGAGCCACCTTGGGCAACGGCTTCTTCTTCGGTCAAACCAGAAAAACGAGGCAACCATACAAAAGAAGTAGGGGTTATGCCGTTATTGCAAGAATGGCACTCCATTGACGAGTGAATGTGACCGTCTTGAACTCCAAAGTATCGGTTCCAACCCTCATAGTGGGAGTCGGCTTCCTCATAAACGGCACGGGCGGTGTCACGGGCTTCCTTGGTCTTTTCAAGTTCCGCCATAGATTTATCAAAATCTTCTTTGTAGTTGCGAGGCGACCCATACTGATTCTTTTCGGGAAACTCACCAAACTTGCCAGCGAGCCGTGCTTCGATAAGTTGGAACGCCTTTGGGTTCACCATTTGCTCGCCCGTGACGGTGGTGTAGACAGTCCGTTGTTGCTTGCCGTAGCCCTCCTTCTTTACTTCTACGCCTTGCTTTGCATACATAGCGGCACGTTCCTCGGCAACCATTTTGTCTGCAACCGTTCCCTGAAACTTGTAATACTTCTCGGCAATGTCGGTGTCTATACGCACCATTTCTTCACGGTCAGTGATTTTGCCGTTGGTGTTCACTCCGGCGGGGTAACGACCTGTCCCCTCAGGGTGACGACCCGAACCAGGCCCACCTTTAGCAACGGGGTAGTTGCTCAACGGGCGCAACAGTTCTGAGGTTGAGAACGGGGTCTTCATAGCCCCTAGATTACACCAGCGATTTTGAATTTAGTCGCAGCAAGAATCCCGCCACCCACACTTGCGACACTTGAAGTGGGCGTGTTCGGGGGTGAGTTCAGAACCACAATGCGGGCACTCGGTGAAACAGGCAAGCGAATTATTTGTTCTTTCGGTCACGAAACCACTTCACCAAGTTGCGGGAGTAAACAATACCGTAGAAGAGTCCGAAAAAATCAAAGCCGTATTGGTGGCTAACGACTCCGTAGATAAGCCACAAGCACAAATTGAATAATACAACTAGCCAACTCCACCAATACTTACGTCCAATTAGAAACGAACCGCAGACACCGATTCCCTCTAGAACCCACGACCACAGTTGCATTTAGTAGTCGTAGTCGTAATCGTCGTAATCGTCGGGTTCCCTAAAGTTGTCGTCTTCTCGACTCTCTTCTGCGTAATCTGTTGCCCTTCCTTCAATCCAAGAGTCAGAGTAGCCTTTTCCGCCGCCCGTGTAAGCAAAGTGCAACGCTTGTCCAGCCGTGCAGATTGGAACTCGCTCGCCCTTGGTGTTGTCTCCGAAGACCCAACTGTTAGGGGTAAGTTCCTTTGGTGCGTCTTCTTCCTTGCCCGATTGAGAAAAAGAAAAGTTGGTAAAACCCTTAATCAACGACTCGGCTCGAACCGCATAAGCACCTTTGGTTTCGTATTTTCCGTCATTGGCAAGGTCGGTCATAATGCTGTTGATTTTGTCGGGCAAAGAAAACTTGTAGTCCACCCGTGCTGTGCGCTCGTCGTCTAAGAAAACTTCGTAGTCATCGACCTCCACGTCTCCGGCGGGATACATAGTGTATGCGTCGTAGTTTTCGTCCTTGTTGGGGTCAAGGTAGCCCCTGCGCTCGTTGCTTGAAAACTCGTAATACTCCACATTGCCGTTGTTTTCCTTGACGGTTTGAACTGCCGGTATGGGCATCTTGCGACCAATTGCTTGACGGTAGCGAGACAACTCGCTGTTTGCTTCAATTCTGAAGTCTTCCTTGTGGCGACCACTGCCCGGCCCGCCTTTGACGACGGGGTAGGTGCTGGCGTTCGGTAGCAGTGCGTCAGTTGAGAATGGGTTGTTGCTCATACCCTAAACAATACACCCCACCTGCGACACAGCGGTTGATAGTTACTCGTCCTGAAGAATCCTGTCCAACGTGGCGTTGAGTTCGTCCTGTTGCCCCTTTCCATTCTTTACGCCGTCCTGCACCATTTGGTTCAGGCGGTTGATGTTGTGCTGGTAGTTGGCTTTGATTACGTCGTAAGCGTCGCTGGTGGTCTGTGAGAGGACGGCTGAAGCCACCGCCATTTCTTCGTCGGTCATTTCGCCCGCCAGCCATTTCTTCGTAATCTCGCCCGCCCGTAGAGCGTGATTCACGGTCACTTGGTGACGGTCATACTTGGCGTGGTTCTCGAACATTTCCTCGACTTGTGCGATGAGGTAGCCCAACTTCTCGGCTTCGTGTTGAATCGAGGCAATGAGCGACGGGTCTGGATACTGAGGCTTATTCACTGCAAATCCGAATCACTAACTCTGAGGTGACGTGATACTTCTTCGCCACGTCTGCGGGGTCTTCACCCTTGGTCACAAGCCGACGAATTGCCTCAATTGTCCTGTGTCGTGAGTCCTGTCCACCACAGCCTCGACACTTGCCTCGATACGGGATTTCACTATCCACCCATTCGGGCGGGCGGGAATCCACAAGGTCGTGGGGGTAAATCAACTTCACCGAGCCAACCGATACTCGTTACGGTTCTGGGCGGCTCGGATTGAGCGAACGTCCTGCATTAGCGGTTGCGAGCCTTCTCTAAGCGGTTGATTTCGTCGTTGATGTAGAAGATTGCCTTTTTCAAGTCCTCAATGTGCCTTTGGTCGTCCTTGATACCGGCTCGCCACAAATACTTGATTGCGTTTCCAATGTTGAAATTCCGGTGACGGGTCACTTCGATACATTCAATCCCCGACGGGTCGCTTGTGTAATGTGCGGGGTGATTTACAAAGTCTTTCACTTTTTCTCCTTCAGTGTTGCCAACAATACCGAAATTGGGGTTAGCAAATTGGCGTTTACCGCAACTCTTTTAGGGTCGCCATTGTAAGCGGTTCCAAGGGGGTAAAGGTCGCTGGCAAACCCCCCACCCAATCGGAAACATTCATTTGGGGTCTTCGTAAATCAACGGATACAAAATTTCTACGACGGATTCGTGTTCGAAGAACTTTGCGGTCATTAGTGCCCTTTCCACACCGTCCACCAACTCTTTGATTCGAACCTTCATTTTGGCTTCACGGACGCAGTGTGGGCAATAATCCTCACTCCAACCGTGCGGGCAATCAGGAGGGGAGGCGGTTCGCTCGGTCATCTGCCAAACTGCCAGCCCGCCATAATGCAGAGCAAACCCGCCAACACAGCAACAACCAACGCTGCCGTGTTCACGGTGCGGGTTTCTCAGCGAGAGCCTCTAGCCCCTTACGGATACAAACGTCTACGCCATCTCCGTAGCGGTGCTGAAAGCGTGTCGTGTAGTCCCAGAACGGGGTATCCCCGAAAGCGGTTTCCATTATGACGTAGGTGTTGAGGTCGTCTGCGTCCGTGCCACCCGATTCCCGCCCAATGTGCAAAGACTTGATTGGAAGGTCGTTTACTCGAACGTCGATGTGAATGGACATTACTTGGCGGCGACAACCACGGGTCGAATCGCAACAAGATAAAAAACCGCTGCGAAAATGCCGAAGAGGAAAATCAGAATCGCCCACAGAGCCTTGCTCTTACCAGCCTTGGCGTAAGCCGTGCTGGGCTGAACGAGCGAGTCAATAAACGAGCCAATTGTCACAATGGCAACAAACAAAATAATAAACGAGTCCATAGCCCCCCCCTGATTGGTTGCACCCACTCTACCAGAGTTGATGATTTGTGGTCAAGTGTTATTTGCCCCTAGCCCAAAATCCAGCAATAAACCCAGTGGTGCTAGAAATGAATGAGGAAAGCACGACGATAGCGGTGTGCGACATTAGTTCTCCCTTTGTTGAATGTTGTAAGCGATAAGCAGGGCTTCGGCAAAACCCTGAGCAAAGCCGTTTTCATAGTCACTCTGCTTGGCTAACGCCAACTTGGTGTGGTGACGTGCTTCGTTTGAGAGAACCTCGACTGCTTCATTTAATTTTTTGCCCACGACCGTCCTTTCGCCATTCGACTGCGTTGCGAAAGTATATAACTTGATAAACGCAAGACGCAAGCAAAAATCCGTATTGTTTACTTATCACGGAGTAAACAATCCACGTCACGTTGTAAAACGACATTACGACCCACGCCCACCAATAACGTTTGCCCGTCAGGTAGGTTCCCGTCAAACCCATAATGCTCAAAATCCACGACCACAGTTTCATACGCTTGGTGTCCATAATTCCCCGTTGCGGAGAATCGGCGGAATATCGTCAATCGGCTGGTCGAGGGTGATGACCCTGATATTTGTTTCTGCAAACATTTGCTCGGCGGACTCGATACTGTCGTCCCAATGCGAGTTGTGGTGTGGCGAATTGTAGCGCACCACGGTTGTAATGCCCGCTTGAATAATTGCACGGGCGCAGTCGTGGCACGAAGCCCAAACCGCCACCATTGTCGCCCCACGGGTAACAAGACCGTTTCGGGCGGCTTGATAAATCACATTGCGCTCGGCGTGTTCGACAAAGTGATACTTGGTTGGGCGTTGCCACCGCTCGGAAGATTTCACTACGTCATTTGGAAAATCGTTCACCGCCAAAGCGAACAAATCGTTGCCGCCGTAAGTCAAACAAGCCGCATTTTGCGTCGAGGGGTCAGGGCTTTGCGCCGCCAAAAGCAGAACATATTTCATTTGCGGGTAAAAACCGCCTAGTTCCTGCGCCGTAGCCATTTCCAAATGGTAACAGGGTTGGGTGGTAAAAAAATTATTCACCAACGGTGGCGGACAACGAATCTGGGTCGTCCAAATCACAATGTTGAGCGTTGGTGCGAAGGTGCTTCCAAACGCCCTTTGGCATAACGACACAACCACCGCAGTTTACGCACGTCTTGGCGTATTTTGCCACCCACGTTCGAATAAAAGCAGAGACAGCCCCAGAAGCGTATTCTTCCACGCTGACGTTTGTTTCCTTCGCCGCCGTTTCGAGAAATGTGTATTCTTCTTCAGTTAGGTCAATAACAAATGTGCCCACGGCTTACAGAATACCCTTTGATTATTTCAAGTCGAGTGTTGCAAAACGACAGAGCGACAGGGGAATCTCCACAAAATCTTCTTCGCTTGTGTAGATTGTGCGCTTCTTCACAATCTTGGCGGTAGTGAAATCTTCTCCCCGCACCGCAAGAAAACGGGTTCGCTCGTCATTGAGCATAAGAAAATGATGGTTTGGCAAGGCAAACTTCAGTTTTCGGGCGGCAAAGTGAACGGCAGAGTACGGAAATGTATTTCCCTTCCAACTGTGCTTGACTTCGACTTCCCAGCCAAACGTTTTACCACCACGGGTTCCGAGTAGGTCAATGCCGTAATCGTCGGGATTTACCCACGCTTCGTAGCCTTTGACTTCGAGCCACGCAATCACTTGGTGCTTTGCCCCGTCATCAGCCTCATACAGCGAAGGACTGAAGGGCTTGGAAACCATTTTGCCACACTACCACGGTTGGTGACTGCGTGTTGTAATTACGTCGTTGTTATTCCGCTACAACCGCAGTAATTGGGATACCGAGACGGTGCAGGGCTTCGTTGGGCATTTCGACACCCTCGACCCACTCTTCGTAAATGCTCTCTGGGGCGGAAAAACCGTAATCGCCCACCTTGAATTTTACCTTTGGTTGCTTGGGCGTGGATTCACGACCTTCCAAAACCTCAGTGAAATCTTCGTCGTCAAAGCCCGTGCCCTCCAGCGAATCAAGGCTCTTTAGAACGCTACCGAGTAGGTCGTTGTCGTAGGTTGCTTTGTCCGCCGTGCGGTTATCCGCTAGAACAATTTTGGCAGCCGCCACTTCGTCCACGTCCACCCAAACCACAGCAATTTCTGTCCACCCAAGGGCTGAGGCGGCGGCGGCGGTATGGTTGCCCTTCAAAATCTCGTTGGTGCGTCGGTTTACAACTACGGGGCGATACTGCCCCAAAACCCGCAAAGACTCGCTCACAGCCCCTATATCGCCCTCACGGGGGTTCTTGTGGTATCGGCGTAGTTCCGAGAGGGGGACAAGTTCTGTGGCTTCCAGCGTGTATTCAGCGGGTTTAGAGGTCTTTGCTTCCTTGGCTTCCTTGGGCTTTGGCGGGCGAGGTTCCTTGGGAACGTCAAGTCGTGCCCGCAGTTCCTTGTTGATGGCGGCTTTTTTGTCCCCCACAACCTCGATAATGGAGTTCAACCAGATTTCGTGGAGTTCGTGGTCGAGTTGCGCCCGCCACGCCCCAATGCGAATTGGAACATTGAGGTTCTCGATTTCGTCGGTTTCGTTTTTGGGCTGGGAAACGCCTCCGCCGGACGATTCGGACTCAGATTCCAATTCTTCCAGTATTGACGGGTCGTAGCCAGTTCCTTCGAGGTCGGGCAGTTCCCGCAAAAGGTCAATCAGGTATTGGTTGTTGTAGGTGGCAATGTCCGAAGTGCGGTTGTCGGTAATAAGTACCCGCAGAGCGTCACTTTCCGAGCCTTCGTAGCGAGTAATGGCGACTTCCTTCCAGCCCAACGACTTTGCCGCCTTCCAAGTGTGCGTTCCGGCAATGATTATGTCGTTCCACACAACCACGGGTGAGTATTGCCCATTGACGGTGAGTGATTCGGCAATCGCCGCCACGTCGCCCATACGGGGGTTTGAGGGGTGGGGCTTGATTGAGTCAATGGCGACTTTTTCCGCCCGAACGTTGATAGCCATACAGCAAGGCTACCCCCCTTAGATAAAAAAGAGGGGTGGCACGACAACGAGATAGGAGGAACCTATTGCGTGTCTGTTTGCCCCGCTGCCGTGCCGATAACAGTGTATCAGGGTTGAGTACCAACTGCAAGTTATTTATTAGCACGGGGGCAAGGACTCGAACCCTGAATGGCAGAGCCAAAATCTGCTGTGTTGCCAATTACACCACCCCCGTAAGGCTTGTTCAGTGTATCGCCTTAGCGACGGGGGTAATTGGATAATGAACGAAGAAGGTCGTCGGTAAAAAAGGACTTTTTGGTGTCTTGCGGAACGGTTGTGATTTCCTGCAGTTTCACGCCCTTCTCCTTGTCCCACGTCAAGCCCAACTTCACGGCGTTATCCCACGTCGTGTTGATTTCGTAGACCGGCAGACGCATTGAGGGGTTCAAAATGTGCATTGCGATAGCCGCAGCCCAATTGTGGTGTCCGTCGAGAACGTGACCGTCCGAGGTGACAAGGATTCGCTGGTCGTCGGGGTAGCCACCCTTCTTCAAATACGATTCCAAAATTCCACCAGCCTTACGCCCGTTGATTTCTTTCTGAATAGGCTTTAGGTCTTCGGGGTTCACTTCTTTTTTAGTGAAAGTAATGCCGTGCTTGTCGCCCAGCCATTTCAAAAACTCAGGACGCTCGTTTGATTCAATTTGTGGCATTTTGATTCGGGCAAAGCCCTTGCCATTGTGTCCAATGAGATATGTGCCCATAAGACGCAGTTCGGTAATGTCGAGCGGTGACTTTCCGCCGAGGTGCGCCATTGCTTTGATAATGTCGGGAAATGACGTGCGTGTAATTTCGGGGTCACGACCACGCCTCAATGCACGGGCGATATTGGAAGCCATTTCCTTTATTTCTTCGGGCGTTTTACCAGCCGTTGTGTGTGGGCCGTGTTCCGGTTGCTTGCGATTAGCGGGAGTTTTGGAATTCGGATTGGTCTTCGGTGCTTTAAGTCCGTTTCTACTAGCGGGGGCAGGCTTGGGCTTTGCCTCCGTTTTCGGTTGAGGCATTTCCTCACGGGTGGACTGATAACGGTCTTCGGAAACTTGATTACGGGCTGGGTCGGATTGACGCTCAGGTTGAGCCGTGGTGTGCCCCTTGACACCAGACCCCTCGCCACCCTTGGCGACGTGCGACAAAAGACTGTCGATAGAGAATGGCGTTTTCATACCCCCAAGGATACAGAACGATTTTTGAAATCCAATTGTGGAGAGTAAGGGACTCGAACCCTTGACCCCCTGCTTGCAAAGCAGGTGTTCTACCAACTGAACTAACTCCCCAAATTCGTCACATCACTCTAGCAACCCTGTTATTGTTCTTCTCGCCGTCAAATAACACGGTCTTCGCTGGAAAGTCTGGCGTTGTAATCAAACTGAAGCAATCCGACACTGCAAAGGTTTAACGATTTACCCCCACTGCAAAGTGGGGGTTTTTCGTTTATTGCGCCATTCCTCGCTGAGCAAGCGCAACAAGAAGGTCGCCCAACAATGAGTTGTCTTCTTGCTCGTCGTCGTCCGAGCCGTCAATGGCACGGTTCACGATTCCCCGCTTGCGCTCGATAAGAGCCGCAATGTCTTCGTCAATCGTGTTCTGCGTGAGCATTAGCCAACCCGTCACGGAGTCTGTCTGACCGATACGGTGGCAACGGTCTACCGCTTGTTCCATATCGGCGGGAGTCCAACCTTGCTCGATAAACAGCACGTCGCTCGCTGCAGTCAGGGTCAGACCAACGCCAGCCGCCTTGATTTGGCAGGCGATTACCTTCTGGTCGTCTGACTGTTGAAATGCGTCCACGGCTTCCTGACGCTTCTTCATAGACACGCCACCCTGAATCTTGCAATTGCCCGCAAAGTTATCGGCAACCATATCCACGACTTCCGTGTGCCAACCAAAGACAACCAACTTTTTGTCCTGAGCAAGAAAATCCCGAATCCATTGCTCAGCCGCCTTCATCTTCGCCTTGGCTGCGAGTTGCTTTAACGTCGAAATAGAAACAAGGTGTTCTGCGCCACGGGCACGAAGGGCACGTTGCCACGCTTCGTTCTGCGCTTCCTTGTCGGACGCACCGGACTCACGGGCAATGCGAAGAGCCTCTTCCGAGAGATACTTCACAATGTCGGCTTCCGCCTTCTTGTATTCCTTCATAATGTTCTTGTCGCCCTCAACGAGAACTTCAGACCACATCTTCGGGGGCAACTCGGTCAGCACGTCAGCCTTGCGACGGCGAACGTAACAGGTCGCACGGAGTTTGCGATTGAGCGAGGCAAGGGTGCGAGCGTTTGAGCGTCCGTAGGCGTTGCGGAATTGCGACGACCCACCGAAATCGCCCAAGCGGTTCAGCACTTTCAACTGCGTCATTAGTTCAAGGGGTTGGTTTACGATTGCCGTTCCCGATAGGCAGATACGAACGCCGTCGTCCGTCACTTTCTCGGAAAGCGAGATACACGCCTTGGCACGAATCGTGCTTCCGTTTTTGATGTAGTGGCTCTCGTCCAAGACCAAGCCCCTGATGTTGCCAAACTTGGAATACCAATGGTCGAGAATGTCGTAGTTCACGACGTAGATGTCAGCGTCGGGGAGGTTTCCGGACGTGCCCGACAGCACAGCGACCCGAACGCCGTCAATCCACCTCTCAGCCTCTCGCTTCCAATTTATTTTGAGCGAAGCGGGAACGACCACGACTGCGGGAAAAGCGTTAGCCGCTTTGAGAACGCCCAAGCCCTGCGGGGTCTTGCCTAATCCCATTTCGTCGCCAATCAGAACGCCCTCATTACCTTCACGAACCTTGGTGAACTTGCCGTCGGCATACTCAAAGCCCATAGCCCGCATTGCATAGCGAACGCCCGCACGTTGGTAGGGAAACAGTTGAAGGTTGGGCTTACCAAACCCTTCAATAATCAACTCAGCGTCGCTGGCGGACGACGAGGCAATAATGTCTCGAACGTCAGCGGCTTCTTGGAGAAGAGCCATTGCGTCGGGGGTGACGACAGCCTCTTGCAGTGTTACAAAAGCCAGCACTTCGTCGGCGGCTTCGATTGGAACAAGCCACGCTCGCTTTGACGGATTCCACGACGAACCAGGCATTTGCCTAACGAGCGAAATGGTCTGAGCGTCGTAAGGGAATGAAAGCGCAAAGTTACGTTCGTGAACGCTGACGACTGAGCCGTTGCCCATATCAACGTCGGGCAAATCCTTCACTTCGTCGGTGAGGGTGATGTTGTATTCCTCGGCAATCTTGCGGACAAAACCCACACATTCCTTGGAGACAATCCACAACTTTTTTGCGCTATCCCAACGGCGATTGGGAATCGTGCGAACTGCGTCCACAATGTTCGGGTTGTAGTCGAAGCGAAGGGCGATTGACCCCTCTAAGATGAAGGCGTGACCGGCTGGCTCGGCGGGATTAGCGGACGTGTCTACCTCGTTGAGAATCGCCGTTGCACGTTCAGTGATTGGAATGTTGTAGCGACCAGCCCAAGTGACGACTGAGCCATACTTCGCCACGCTGACTTGCCAGCCTCGAAGGTCACGATTCCAAATCGCACCCAAGCCGGACTTCGGATAGGCAATGTCGCCGTAGGGCAAGAAAACCAGCACCTTGCCACCACGAACGTCAATGCAACGAATGTCGTCTGCACCACGGGCTTCCGGTGGTTCGGGAATGGCGGTGTAGTCAATTCCGCTCTTAGACAACTGACCCTGATACTTGTGAAGCATTGTCCACGCCTTGCGCTGAAGGGCTGGTGTCCACACTTCGGGCGGGGTGCTGGCAAGTTTCTTGCCAAACTTCGAATCAGTGCCGTTGAAACCTTGACCGTCGCTAGACGACGCACCGTCGCAACGGGCGGCTATCGCTTGGATAGCGGAAACGAGAATGGGATTTGGTGTGTGAGCGGTGGTTTGCTCTAGAGTCATAGTCATACCCATACTTTACCACGGTTGAGAGGCAGAATCTAGTTATTTTGGGCGGTTACAAGAGATTTCTTATAACCTAGGCGGAATTGCCTACTTACCTCGGTTGTGGTGTTTGAACAAGGCTTGCTCGGTGGTGTTAGCCCACTCCGCAATCGTGCGCCAAGTAATTCCGTGTTCACGGAGACGGGTGACGGTCTGGCGACGGTCAATTCCCAACTCCACGACCTTCTTCTCGCTATCACGCATTTGCTTGCATACGTCCTGAATGTGTTGTAGCAGTGAAGCGACTTCGGGCGAGTAGTCCTCGTCAATCGTCTTGCGGGTGGGTAGCGGGGTCATAGGGTCTTTGGGCATTGGAGTATTCCTTTCGCACGGTTGAGTGTAGTCGGGTTTGGAACGGGCTGTCTAGTTGGTTTCAGAAGAATCGCTTTTTACCACTTCAGCGACCTTGCATTGGTTGGCGCAGAACCACTCCCCAGACACAAAAAATGCCCGAAGACGACAAAATAAGCAGTGACCTGCCTCGACTTCGGTGGGGACTAGATTTTCCATAACCCCACTATACCTCAATAATGGTAATTTCTAGTGCGTCCCGTCCGAACTGCGGTGCTAAAAACGTCAGTTTGGTAACTATGTTGGCGTTATCGTCAATCAACACGCCTGCGTCCACAATTCCGTCAATGGCGGCTTTGACCACAGGGAAACAAGCCCCTACGTCTTGACGGTATCGAGCGTTCAGGACATACGGCTGAACCACGACCTCGATTTGTTCCAAATGTGGAACCATTGCGTCTTGCGCCAACTCGCAGAAAATCTGCCGCCAAGATTTCACTACTTTCGCCCGTGCGTGGTGGTGGACGGTGCGTTCCTTGTTGAGCGTGAAATCGGGGCGTTCTTCGTGAACAAGAACGTAGGACTTGGTTTTTTTGCTCACAGGCTCAGCACCTTGAAGGGCGCACGGACTTGGGCGGTGTGATACGCCGAGGCTTTGAGTGCGGTGGTAATACGGTCTTTGCCCGTCATAGTGGTTCCTTGCAGGGCGAACATTGCGGACATTGCCGATAAGCCTCCTGCGCCAATAGCCGTATAGTTCTCACGAAGTCGAACTACCGAGAAATCATTTCCAATTACCCATACGCCCACAACACTAATTACCAAAATCGTTGTGTCGTTTTCGGCTTGCGACGAAGAATTGGATATCCACCAACTTTCAAGGTGGTCACGGAGTTTGTGAGGGTCGCCAATAAAAGAATCGTAGGCAATCTCCGCAAGACGGAACCCCCCAGAAGCACCCAGAAGGTAATCCTCAGCCTTCCAAACCTTGATTTCGGTCAGCGACACGCTGTCTTCGTCAAATGCGCCGGAATCTCCGCCAATCCACGCTTGCTTCTTGTCGTGCCAGCCAACGATAACGGTCATAGGGCAAGAATACTAGACCCTAGTGAAATATTTAGATTGAGCCTCGCATACTTGTTCCAAAATCGTTGATTTGACGCATTACAGAGCCCCAAGCACAGTTGTAGTGGCGACCTTCGATACTGCCGTCGGCGTTGCGGGCAAAGTCCTTTTTAGACGGAATCCAAGTGACCTTCACATAGGAGTCAGGCTTGCTCTCTCCCTCGGCTGGCTCGCTCATCTTTTTTGCACAAACTTTGCAAACAACCTTGTCTATGTCGGGCGAACCCGCTGCCAACTCGACAGTTTGAGCGTTGCGAAGTCGAAGTTTGGAAAACGCTGTCTTGATAGCGGCGAGCGTGTCGCCAACTTGAATCTTGTGCCACTCCGAGTTGAGGTTGGAACGGAAGACACCGTTACGTCCAGCAACGTAGTCGTGGGTGTGAGCGTCGGGCATATGCTTACCCGCAATTTGGCTACTGCCAGCGGGGTAACGCCCCGAACCCGGCCCACCTTTAGTCAGCGGGAAGAAATGCTCGTTGATGAGATTTTCGGTGGAAAACGGGTTCGTCATACTTGTAACGATACAACAGGGTTGGTTATTTTCCGTTCTTGATTTGGAAGATGACCGACGGGTACGGGCGTGGGTCGGCAATGTGTTTTTTCGCCCCTGCCTCCGCCGTGGGCTTGGTGAAAAACCGCTCTAGCCACCCGCAAGAACACTTGGCTTCAAACATATTTCCAAACATTTGCGACTTGTAGTCCTCAACGGTTGCTGAGTGGTCATCATTCGCAAAAGCGGGAGCGGTCTTCTTCTTAGGGGGCATTAGATGTTGCGCTTGAACAATTCCCAGAACCGTGCGCCACGCTTGACGACAACAATCCATTGGTCGTAGCACATACGTCCCTCACGATATCCCACACACTCCCAAATGGTTCCAATGGGCGTGTTCCACGAATCGGGCAAGTCGCAGTTGTGCGGGCTGTAAATAATTCGACCCGTGGGCGGTTGAGGGTGGTGGTGTTCTACCTCAGGAGACGGCTTAGTGAAATGTTTGCGGTAAGCCTCTTCGCTCATCTTGGGCGCAGAAACAACCCGCCACGGCAGGTTCTTGTTTTCGGCGTTCCATTTGTTTATAAAATTCTTGCGCTCTTCGTCGGACATTACTTCCCCATAGCCTTGTGAGCCTCACGACGCTCTGCGTTTCGCCTGTGTAGTGAAGCACGGTTTACGGTTTGTATATTAGACCTGTGCTTGCGTAGGCGCAAGCGTGTTTCGAATCGAGCCAACTCACTGAAAAAAAACATCGGAAACCTTTAGGACTGAGGACGAATTGCAATCCACAATTGCGTGGGAGTAACAGTATAAATGTCGTCCCAATCAAAGTAGACACCGCCATATCGCAGTGCTTCCGCTGCAAGGGCTGAACAAATCCACGTTCCATTGCGTCGAACCGACAAAAACCAATCGGGGGTCAAAATGTCCGTGGCGATACACAGGTCGCTCAAAAGTCCATACGGTTTACCCACCTGAGCGTGAGCAAAGTCAGCCACCCTGTTTGGATTTACTTCCTTTGGCGGGTGAACAATATGAATTGACGCACCTGATTCAATTAGGTTGTGAAGGTTACTTACCACCACGCCCTTCAGGGTCGCTTGGGCAATCCAAATTTCGTTAGCAAGTTCCCCAACGCTTACCACAACAAAGGTGTGGTTCCACTCACACTCACGCCACTTTAATTTTTCACCGGCTCTAATCAAGCCACCAAGAACTCCGGTGGTGTGGGCAAATCCAATATCGCCAACTTTGATTTCGCCTTCAGTGACGAGGCGGGGCATTTTTAGGGAAGCGGTCACGGGTAAGAGCCTACAAGTCATTCCCAAGAATGTTTGGTAAGCCCTAAAGCGTGGGCTTCTTCGGGGTTGTCTTCAATCCAAGTGTTGTGGTGGTTGCAGACCAAAATGATTCCCGATACGTCAAGAAGGTTCTCGTCTGTGCGTCCAGCCCGTGCCCGTGAGAGGATTTCGTGTCCGTTCACTTCGCCCCAGCACATTGTTGGGAGAATGTCTCGAACTGAACATTTCCAATCCTCACGCCTGCCGAAATGCTCTTCGAGAGCGATACGGCGTTTCTTATTTACTTCTTTGCGTCTGTCGCTTATTGGCTTCAGGGCGGTGCGCTTCATCGTCGAAGTCTTGCGCTCTAACGGCTTGCGTTGCAGCGTTTTTGTTTGACGCTCAGAAGCCCGACAGGACTTGCACCGTGGCAAATACTTGTCGGGCTTGTCTTTGCGTTGAATGAACTCGGTTAGTGGCAGTATCTCCCGACACGACCCGCACCGCTTGTTGTCCATTAGTTGTCGTCTTTCAGGCGGAAGCAGTGGTTAATCACAGCGACTATCAGCACCAAGGCATTTATGCCCAGCCAAAAACAAACGACGTTGAACAATTACTGCAGAGTGTTGTTGGCGTTCGACAAGGCGTTCGACAGGTTCTCAATGTCTTTGCCAACCGCCGAACTTGCGTCGATGAAGCCCTGCGTCACGTCGCCACCGTTCTGAATGTTCGAGATTGACGTAATGCCCTCAAACGAAAGCGTCTGAACATCGTTTGCCAATTGTTGAACTACCTGAGTGGTTGTCACGTCGGGCGAGATTGAGTCAGAGTCCAAGTTCGTAGCGTCCTGCCCCAGCGTTGCGAGGTCAGAGGTAGCCGCAGAAGCGTCGTTGTTGTTCAGGTCGGCAAGCGTGGTGGTGTAGTCCGAACGGAACTGCGAGAAAAGGGGCTGAAAGTTTGCTTTCCAATCAGACCACTGCGACGAGAGGCTCTGCGTCGTAGGGGTGGTGTCCTGAGTCGAGGGCGTGTTGTTGCTATTTCCATTGTTGTTACCACCGCTCGCACCGGCGATAATCAAAACCACCACAACGACGGCAACGCCAATAGCAATCTTGGCGTTCTTACTCAGGGTGTTCCAGCCCGACTTCGGTTCAGCCGTCGGGGTGGGGGTTGGGGTTGCTTCCATTGTCTGTTCCTCCTTGGGAATCAGTCGCCTTGTGGCGCACTGAGAGACTCTACCACAGTTGATTTGAGAAGCGCAACATTTCCTGATTCAAGGGCAAATCCCTTGCTTGCGATAATTTGCTGGTCGGACTTGTTTTTGAGTTGTTCATACATTTTGTTGAACTGCGCTCGAACCGTCGTGATGTTATCCGTCTGGCAGATGTGCCAGTAACCCAATGCCTTGACGGTTTGACGAATCAAATCGTGCGACCAAGGGGGGCGAGCCTCAAACTGATAAACGCCGTAGCGTTCAGCCACGTCCTGCACTTCAACCCACGCCTCGGCCGGAGACGGGGCAAGAAATCCTTGTAACTCGGCGGACTTTTTGCGGAGAGCCGCCACACTCGGCGGACGTTCTTCGGTCAAAATCCATTGCGTCGCCGCTTTATGAATTACGGTGGCGGGAATGTCCTGCAGTGCCCTGTGAAATACCAGCACGGTTTCCTTGGGCGCACTCCACGACGGATATGCGCCTGCGATAATAGCCATCACCTCGGCTGTCTCTTGCGGTGTGGTCACTGAACTTCCTCCAAAAATTGTATGATTCCGCTAAAGCCCTTGGGCTGTGTCTTCTTGAAATCCTTTTCCGCCTGAAGACGAAGGCGGTCATACTGCTTACGCAACTTGGCGGGGCTGAGAATGTTAGCCCGCCAGAAATCGCTGGCTTGTGCCCAGCGAATCAGAACCTCGACCTCAACGGGGTCACGCTTGTCTATGCGAATGGTCTTCTCAATGTCTCGCACCCACGCCGCCGTAACCGTTGGGGGCTTACAGCCGTTCTCGACAATCAACGTGGCGAGCAGCGTCGCTAAACGGTGAGGCTCAACCCACTTGCCCGCAGTCAAATCGTTTGCGGTTAGTTCGTCGTCGTCAGGGTCATAAATCTCAGCCTCGACAACGACGAAAGAATCCGCCCCGAAGGGTGCGGCCTCCATTTCAGTTATTTCTACTTCATCAGTATTTACTAATAAATCAGTTCTTACTATGTCTACGGGTTTGCCGTATACGGCTGAACCGTTTACGGTTTTACCGTATACGGTTTTGCCGACTACGGTGGAATCGGAAATGTCGTGGACGATTCGTTCCATTTCACTAAACTCGCCACCTTCGCAGCGGGTCTGTTCCTGCGTGATGTAACCAGCCGTCTCTAGTTCGTTGAGGATTCGATAAACCTTCTCTCGACCAGCGGACGGCGATTCACTGATGAGGTGCTTTACGTTCACCTTCCAATGGTCGGGCTTGGATAGGAGATAAACGAGAAGCCCACGGGCTTCCCAAGACAAGCGGGAATCGGTGATTGTCGGATTACTGACGATAGTGAAGTTCCTACGAAGGGCTGAGGGCGAACGACGAATAGCCACGGTGTCTCCTTTCTGTGTAAGTGGAGTAGCACTCTACACTCAACTGTCGTCAAATGGGTGTAGACACGAAAAGACCACCCCAGCATTTCTGCCAAGGCGGTCTTCTCCACTGCGGGTCTGCCCTACGAGGGAATGACCTCTTCGGCTTCGCCGTCCCCACCCTCAATGTAAGTCAGAAGGTCAATGACTTCCTGATAACGGGTTTCGGTGAGTTGCGCCACCTTCGGCAAGTTTGCCTCCGACCACGCCTTCTTCAACGCCGACTTAGTTTCGGGATTGAGGTTGGCAATGCGGTTCTCGACAGCGTTGCGCTTGTTTGAGTCAAGCAACGGCTCGCCAGCGTTGAGCCACGTCGTGAACGTGTCCAATGCTTCCTGCGAGTTAGCCGGAGTAAAGGTGCGGTCAGCGAGAGCGACGCAACGGGTCTTTGATACGGAAGCACGGTGCTGAGCGTCAATGTCGAAGACGAGGGTGAACTCGTATTCGATACCGTCACGCTGTTGCGGGGCGAGTCCGACTTTGCGAATTTCGGTCTTGCCCTTCTCGTTCTTGTCCATAGCCCACTCGGTCTTTGAGCGCATAGTGACGACAATGTGCCCGTTGAACGAGAGCAGTGCGTCAATCATCTGCTGTTGAATCGGAGTGCCGACCGCCCACGCACGATACGAATTGTTGAGACGAGCGTTTGCTTCCTCAACAATTTCGAGAGTACCTCCCTTGCCCGACCAGAAGTGAGTAAGTGAGTCAATGACGACGACCGCATACTCTTCTTGCTCGGCAACACGAAGAACCTCGACGAGACGCTGGGGGTTGTAGGGCGGTGAAAACGACAAGGTGTCGAAAGCAAACTTGTCTGCGTAGAGCGAAGCGGAACTGCGCTCGGTGTCTATCACGGCAATCTTTCCGCCGTCAGCCAACTCGGTTGCCATTTGCAATGACCAATAGGTTTTGCCGGAACCGGACGGCCCGCTGAAAGCGACCCGTGCCTTTGCCTGCGACTTCTTTGCCTTGCTAAACAATGAACTACTCATTTTGAGCCTCCTGTATCTATCTGTCCTAATGTCCTGCGGTCAGTGTAGTGCGTAAACACAACCCCCGTCAAGTCAAGAAACCGTGGAACCCCCGTTTAGTAGTTTCCCTTGTACCGTGGAACCCCCGTTTAGTAGTTTCCCTTGTAATTACAGGGGTTTGAAGTTTCTTGTTCAATGATTTGCAATCTTCACTCAACCATAGTAGAGTTCACTACGTCACAACGACACGGACGCAAGGAGGAACCAAATGTCCGAAGTAAAACAAGACACACTTCTCGAAGAAGTAACGCTTCGTGAGAAGGCTCAGTATGAAGGCAAGACGTTTGGCAGTCTTCGCTTGACCAACATCACTTTCGAAATCTCGCTGAGCGAGAAAAACGATTGGGTCATCACCGCAAACGAATACAACGGCGAGGGCAGGTTCTTCGTCAGCGGATTCATCAGCGGTGATTCAGCGAAGTCGGCAATGGACGTGGCGATTGAGGTTATGGCGAATCCCCTGCTTACCAACGTCTACAACGTCGAGGCGCAGTTGCAAATGGGCTACGACCTATTGAGCGTAATTGCAGTGTCACACGACTCTGCAATCATTTAGTTTCAACAACAAGGAGAGAAAAACAATGGAAACCACTATTACCGAAATGTCGCTGGAAGACTTCCTTACCAGCGAGGCAACTCCCGAAGGCTTTGCCTTTGGCGAGGCGTTCACCATCAACAACGACGACGAGGCTCTGTGGGCTATGCGCTCACTGGCTCAGGCTCAGCGTTGTATTGACGAGGTGGAGCGTCAGGCTCAAATTGAACTTGACCGAATCAACCGTTGGGTCGAAGCGAACGTGGTCGGCAACACGCAGACCGTTGAATACTTTGACCGTATTCTTGGTGACTACCTAATGCGAGTTCGTGAGAACGACGCTGACGGGCGCAAGTCGCTGTCCTTCCCCGACGGCACAGTGACGAGCCGTGTGACCCAGCCCAAGGTTGAAGTCACCGACCTCGAAGCGTTTTTGACGTGGGCGGAGTCCAACGGTCACGCCGAGTGGGTGCGTGTGAAGCGTGAGGCGAACCTTGCCGAAATCAAGAAGGGCGTGGACTTTGAAGAGTCCGCTGTCCTCGACCCGATTACGGGCTTACCGATTGACGGGCTTGCGCCTGTCGCTGGCGGTATCAGCACCTCAACCAAGGTGGCTGAGTAGCCCACGGTCGTCACGGTGGGTAGGGAAATCACTACCCAATCAGGGTTGCAGTTGTGCTACCCCTACCTACCGTGTCGTTAGCCGTAGTGTGGACTACAACGCTACGCAAAGCAGAAATCCCCACCAGCCCTTATTTGGTTAGGTGGGGATTTCGCCGTTCTAAGACGGCCACTGTGCTTGCCTATCGCAAAGCCTGTGGCGATACTACTGCTTGTTTAGTGAAGCGGGCTTGGTAGCACCAAGAAGACGGCTGAGGGCGGGAACCTTCGCTTCGAGGTAGTGAGAGACGGTGCTGTAGACCGTGCCAACTACGGGTGCAACGATTCCAAACGCCTGTGCAGGCGAGAGGCTGAAGCCAGCCTTCGCAGCAAGCGATACAAGAACGCCGACCAACGTGGGAACAACGTAACGAATGACTGTGGCTTGAATAGCCTTAGGGTCAATCTTGATTGGGGTGGATTGTGGGGTAGGTTGGGTAGTCACCTTTGTATTCCTTCTTTAGAGCCGATTCTAGGTCAAAATCACTTTCGGCTTCGGCTCTATGCCAACCGAGGTGACGCTCTACCTTATCCTCAATCGAGTCGAAGCGTAAGTCCATACGCTCAACCTTGATATCAACTTTTTCGAGGCTTGTCTGCAGAGTTCCAAAACGATTGTCGAGTTGCAGCAAACGGTCTTGAACGATGGCGTGGTCGGAACTGTTTTCTTTGCGACCACGATGAGAGTTTTTCCAAGCGGCGATAGACGAAACCGTTGCCGGAATAGCGGTGATTACCGCTGCAATTACAAATGGTTGCGCTGTCGCCATAGCAAAATCCTACATTCAAGTTTTGGAAATAAAGTTTCTAGGAGTGAACGCCCAAGTCGGTAATCATCAACCGCTGGGGGGAACTTGCGCTCATTGTGACCGTCGTGGCTGCGTTGGCAACCCTGAAGGCAACACCCCAAAACCCCTTGTTATTTGGGTGTCGAGCCGTCCAAGCACCAACGTTGGTGTAGTGCGTGGGGTTGTTATCCCACCACGTCGTTGATGCGCTGACCGTGTAGGTCTGCCCTGCAGTGGTCGGGCTTTGGAAAACTTGGTGCGGAACCTGCGTGGTCGAAGACGTGGCGGAAAGACCGTCGGGGGTGACTACGCCAACCGAAACACTGCTTGCCGTGCCACCTACGGTGAAAGAGATGAGCAACTCCGCTTTGTAAATCCGATTTGGAAGAACGTTGTGCGTCACCAGAAATGGCGTAGGGGCTGTCGAGGACGTTACGGGGTCTAACTGCTTCCACCAGAAAGGGCTTGTCCAACCAGAAAGAACCGTGGTGCTAGTGAAATCTCCGTGGCTGACCGTGGTTGCCGAGGAACGCTTGAATCCCACAACGTCACTTGGAATGTCGGATTGGGCGGAGGTCATAGAGCCAAGAACCCACAAGTCTTCGCCACTCATAGTTATCCATACCGTGTCGCCCAGAACCGGCGTGTAGGTGTCGGCAAAGCGAATTCCGTGAACAACCTGTGAGTCACCGCCGATAGTGACGCTAACAACGGGATAACCGTGGCTTTGATTAGCAAAGTTGTAGGACGGGTCGTATCCAATTACTCGCCCAAGGCGCAGATTGTCCTGCGGGGGCAAACGAAACTGCCCATTGTTCACAATTGAATTGGAAAGTGACTTGAAGTCGAAGTTTGCCATTAGTTGTAAACCGCCCACGGGTCGGGAAGGGTGTATTCACCGATACGAATAGCCTCCTGCTTGGTTCCCACTCGACGCTCACGGGCAACAATTTCCATTGGTTTGTCGAGGTCTAGTGGAATCGTAACGGAGTCCACCATATAGTTTGTTCCACCGTCACCGCCCGTGTTGGGGTCAATGAAGTCGGTGTAACGGCGGAAGTTTGTGAGCAACGTCACAGGGTTGATGTGTAAAACCGTGTCGCCCTTATTGGCGTTTGCCGACACGACAACATTTTGCGTGGCAAACGAGTTGATGAGTTGAAGGGTCGTGCCTGCGCCAATTGGTTTTGCCAGCGGTTGCACACGGATTTCACCAATCGGGCTTGCGTCGTATTGGCGAAACAAATCCTGTCCTAGCGAGGCAACACTATTACGTTTATTGAAGATTCCAAGACGCTGACGGCGAACTCGAACCACGTCGCCTACGTCCAAAGCGGGATTTACCACGCCTTCGATAGTTACGGCTTCGTCACCGCCCGTATACCAATTGAGGTAGGTCTTCGCCGCCAAGTCCACCTCGGCTTGGGTTGTAAGTTTCTTACGGCCTGGTTCCATTGCGGAGACAATGCCAAAATCGCCACCGTAGTAGGTCGGGGAGGACGGGTCATTGTTGATAGCAATCGAGCGCAGCGGTAATTGCGTCATTGAACTTTCGCCCGTCGCCCACACATAGTTCACAGCCTTCGAATCGTCCAACTTGCGGGTGGCGGAAATTAACAGACCGCCTTCGCCGTCCAAAAACTCCCACGTCGGCTGAACCGAGTTGGGGTCTACGATTTCCAAAAGTGTGAACGCACCTTCTGGGTCTACAAAGATTTCAGCACCCATAGACGCAGCGATACCGGAAATATCAGTCCACGGAGAGGTTGAACTCATTGAGGTCGGGTTGGTTGAACCGAAAACAATGGGTTTGAGTAGTTTCTTGTCCGCTACTGCGCTGAAATGAAAAACCGGCTGACCAATATGGCTTTTCTTAGGCCACCTATCTCGAACAAGCAGTTCGATTGCTTCCTTGAAATACGAAGCGATAAGCGTCTGAACGTTGAGAAGAATGGCAGACACTTGCGTCATAACAATTGGCGGAGTGTAATGAGTTGTCCATACGGTAGTCGTGCCCGTCCAATGGTTTTTGGCAATGTTTGACGTAATATCCGAGCCGCTTACCTGCAGTTCCAAGGTTCCGTCACCCTTTTCGTCAATGGTGACGGAGTTGATTCGGAAAACACCCACGGGGACGAGTTCATATGCAAGATTGGCGGGTCGTAGCATTTCTTCGGAGAGCGGAACGTTGGCAGACCATAATTTCGGGTCAATCTCAGGACGGTTCCAAATCACGCCTCGATAAGCAAAAATGTGGTTGGCGTAAATGTTGAGCGGGTCGGCATTGTGAAGCGGAACCAGAGTTTCGTCATTGGTAGTGAAATTTATGGTGCGCCGAGCGTCCTGAGAGGTTCGGTCAATCTTGACCGAGCCACCCGTAATTGGAATGTTCGTCATTGTTCCATCTATCGACAAAACTTTGATGACGACAAAGGGAACGTGCGGCCCTTTGATTGTGTCCGTCATTCGCTGCGTCATTTTTGCGTAGGGCATATCTATTCCTAATTTACATAAGTGTAAGTAGGCGGCGCAGACTCCACGAACGGAATGGTTATTTCTCGATAAGGGTTCACGGCGGCGTGGTGAACAATTTGAATGTCCTGATTGACGAAGATGTAGCGACGCTCGTTCTCGACGGGGTTGAGCAAGATAAAGATTTCACCACGCTTCAAGAACGCCAAGAACGCTTCCCACGTTGTCGGGTCTGTCCACATAACCTTCAGCGAGCCGTCTCGACCCGTCACCACCCCAGGCACGGTCAGCGGATACGGAGAGCCAAGCGGGTAGAAGGTTCCCGCAGGGTGACGCTGGCTTTCGTCCATACCGTCCAAAACGTTGATAGCAAAGCGGATTGAATCGTCCGAGGTGCTGGCAATCCACCACGAATTGTTGGAAATCGTGTTTGCTTGCAGAGAGGCAGAACGAATACCGACCACGCCTTTTCCGGCAGGTGTCGTGTAGGTCGGGGTTATGCGGTAAATTGTGGTTTGGTTTGGAATTGCCTCATAGTCAATGAGAGATGTGAACCCGCTGCTATTTACTTGCAATTGACTACCACCACGAAGGGACGACCACGTTTGCCCTTGGTCTTCGCTGCGCTCAACCAAAACCTTGTAGGAAGTGTGGGTATTAGCAGTGTTCACCCAAGCGGCGGTGTTCCAATTGAAGACCGCAACCTGAGTTCCACTGTTTTGATTTTGACGAACCTGACCCGAAATACCGGCAGTCGCAGCATAAATCTGTGCGCCCTTCTTGTGGCTGAACCACAGGGGCGAAGCAAGCGTCACGGTTGCCGAACCGTTCCACGTCGAAGAAATGTTTACATATTCGACCTGAGACGAGCCAAAATCCACCGTCAGGGCAGAGTTGGCGGCAAGTCCTTCAACGGAATTCAAAATAATTGAGGTGTCGCCCACGTTTGCTGCGGAGGTCAGCGACGACCAAAGGGCGGAGTTTCCACTGCCGTAGTGGATTTCACGGGTTCCAGCGTCGTTGGCGGGGTCAATGACGTAAATCGAGGCTTCACCCAACGTCGGAGTGCTACTAGGAATGGTCAAAGCATTGTTATTGGGCTGGTTGATAGCCCCTGTGACCACTGAGGACTGTAGGGTCGCCAGAGACGTGTTGAGGGGGCTGTAATCGCTTGTGGGGGCTGGGGCTTGCATAGCCTTGAACATCACCGCAGAGAGCGAATAGGCGTCCGTGTTGAGAACGTTTACCCATTGGAAGCGAGGACAAGCGTAAGAGGCGGAAACGGTGATATTTCCAACAGTCGGCGGAACGGTTCCAGTGGTAAAACGAACTGCCATTGTGGTTGCGCCCTGAGCCGTGGTGGTCGTGGTAATAACGTTAAACGTGCCATTAAAGGTCAGCGGGGTTCCGGCTGAGATTGAGTGTGCCAGACCAATTGAGAAGTTGAGTTGTGCCGTTGAAGACGTTACGCCCGAAGTCGTGGCGGCGTAGGCAAGAACGTAATTTTGCGGGGCGGTGGCGACCATAAACGCAGGACACCAACCCTGACCCCACACGTTTTTTGTGTCGGTCAAAACCGTCGCTGCGTCTTGAACAGGGTTCAACTTGGTTCCCGCAGTGAAATTGTTGTGAACGTAAATATTTATGTTTGTCAAAGAAGCGGTGGCATTGGCGGACATAGTGATTGTCGTGCCAGAAATCGAGGAAACCGTTGTGCCAGAGGGAATTCCAATTCCCGAAATCACCTGATTCACGGCGACGTTTGTAATGGGCGACACGTTGCTCAGTTGGTTGCTACCAGAGGTGATGTTTCCGGTAACAAGGGGCTTTGTCAGGCTTCGAGTGCCATTTGAAGTTGCAATTAAGTTGCCATAGGAGTCATACCAATCCACATAGGGCGTAAACAACGGATAATCCGGCGTGGAAATACCAGCCGTGCTGGGCACACGGGTTCCCTCAATCATCTTCGAGAAGCCACCAAAACCGTAGGTGTTACCGGCATAAACCGGAACCGAGTTCGTAGCCGTCCAACCGTTCCACGACGCAGGGGCTAATGAAATCTCTGCGGTGAGCGGTGAAGCGTAGGTTCCTGATAGCGAAGGGTCAATCGTGGCGGTGTTCTGTCCAAAAATTGGCGGGTTGGTAATAACAATTGGGCAGTAAGCGTCGTAGTTGAAGTTGGAGTAGAAGGGCGTAACGGGAATACTCGTTGAACCGGCAGGAATTTTTTTAGCGGCGGGTGAGTAAAGAATTACATCAACCGTGCCAGAGAGCGTGAACGAGCCGGTAGAACCGTTGTAGCCCGTAGCGGCTTGCTGGCAAGAGTTACTCAGCGTCACCGTAAACGAGCCACCGCTCGACGCAGTATTAGAAACAACGTATGCGCCCGCAGGCATACCAACGCCTGAAATAATCCAACTTTGATAGGCGTTTGAGGCAACGCTGGTTGTAATCGTCGTCGTCGTTCCGTTGGCGGTTGCCTTGTTCGAAAGCGTGATTGAGTTGTTGATGTTGTTGATGTAGGTAATGGTGGTGCTTGACGGAATACCCGTTCCCGAAACGTTCATTCCAATCGTCAAACCACCAAGCAGGCTGGCGGAAATATTAGAAACAGTGGTCGAACCATTCGTGGTATTTCCGGTGAACGACGAGGTTCCAAGCGGAATCGAGAGTGTCGTGTAGGGGTCGGACGGAATTACCGCATTTTTATAGGTGGCGTAATACTGCGTCAGACCAACATAGAACGTCTGATAGGTCTTGTTGGAAACTTGTTTTTGCGGGGTAAACCACTGCCCCTGAGCCGTTGAACCACCAACAACTTTGTTCGTGGTGAACTGCAACTTGTCGTTCTTTCTAACGGTCTGACCCGCCCACTGACCTTGATTCAGAGACTTATCAAAAATGACCTTCTTGCGAGAAGCGTGACGGGGTGCGGGAACGTAGTGAACCATATTGCCGACAGGAATTGCCGACATTTTTGTCCCAGGAATCGTATACATTGGGCACGAAGTCGTGGGAACAACGGGAATGTTCCACGTTGAAACACCGCCCGCAAACTGCCCGCCGGAAAAATTTGAAGCAACTGTAAAAATGGCTGCGACAGTTCGGCTTGTGTCTTGTGTTCCGTCCGCCTTGAAGGGGTGTCCAAAAACTTTGAAAATGTCGCCCTTGCGCCAACCGTCATCGTAGAGACGAGTGGCATTGGGGGTAGCACTGTTCAAGGGTGATACTGAAATATTTGTGTTTGTAACCGTCACCTTTAGGTGAGTAATAACTTTGACCTTGCCGGTGTGCTGGTCGGTTCCGCAAGCGTGGTCTTGTGACAAGTATCCAATTCGAACATCGGCTCCACCGGACGTAGTAGCACCCACAACGCTAATGATTTTTGCAGGTTCGGCTGATTGCGCCGAGGTCGGGGCGGTTTGCGTTGCCTTGGGCTGTATGAAAGTAACCGCTTGGCTGCTTCCGGCAGAGTTGAAGGTGTAATAACTCTTAGCCGCCGGAACCGTCCACGTCGAGTATTGAATTTGACAGTCGAGGCTTTGACCACTGCCAACGGGCAGGCTGTCGTTTGGGTCGTCAATGAGGACGTAATTCTTGTGCTGGTCGTTGCCTTCAACAATATTGTAAGAGTTAGTGACTGACTTGGAGTAAGTTCCGCCCGTTGCCGGTTCAACAATTTTCCAAACCGCCGTGCCGAGAACGGTGGTGTCGTAAGTAAATGACAAAATTCCATTACTGCCGGTGTAAATGGGTTGTTGCAGACCATAAACAATTTGCGACCATTTGGAGTGCGTCAGACCCGTGCCGCCCGTGCCCGTTGAGTAGTTGTAGTTGCGGAGAATAATTTTGAACGTGTCCGCCTTAGTTTTGGAACCGTCCGAGAGGTTTTTCACTAAGATTTGCTCGGCGTTGGTTCCGTCGGCATTTTGGACAGTTACCCAAAATGGCGGGCTGGTCGGGCTGGTTGAGCCAATCGGAAATCCCGTTGCTTTGACGGTTGCACCATTGAGGCTCGACACGGAGAACGTGCCGGTTCCGGTGGTGGTAGAAAGCGCACCCACCGTAGAGACGTATCCAGAAGCACCTACGGGAATTGAACTAATCAACTGACCTTTGGTGAACGAACTGCTTGAGTTGGTGGCGGTCTTGCCAAAATAAAGCGACGTTCCGGCGGTGTCGTTAGTTCCCTTGTGCCAACCACCCACGCTGGAACCAAAGTCGGCGTTGTTGTCGCCCAAAAGGTTGTCCGACACTTGAATCGCCAAGTGATTGACTGCGTTGGTGTTGTCTGTGAAAGCGGTCACAAGCGGTTGCTGTGGCTGAGTTACGAGCGTGGCAAAATACGCCGAGTTCCAATCACTCCACCACGCCTTCTGGTGGAAATCTTTGGAGACACGAACAAAAACCCAATAAAACTCGCCGCTAATGAACCGCTTTGTTCCGGTAAAACCGTCTGAAGTCAAGAAAACCGACGAAGCGTCGTTGTTGGCGGACTTTTTCCAAATTGGCGTTGAAGAGTTGGGGTCGAAAGCGGAGTTCTGATAAGTGAAATCGTCAAAGACTCGAACGTCCCAGCCGGTCTGTGGGTCGTTTTCAACGTCGGAGTAAGTCCACCCAATGTAGGGGTTGGTACTGTCGGATATTTCCAAAATATCCGAAGGCGAGAGGTAAATACCGGCAACTGACGGGCCGCCTCGGAACGTAATCTGCATTGCGATTGCTCGGAGAGCAACGCTGGTGGACTGAGGAACAACAACCCGTGCGTTGAGCAAAACGTTTTGCAAAGAACTTGCCGACCATTCGTTACCGTTGGGGTCGGTCGGGCGAACATTACCGACGTTCACCGTGTAACTAGCGGGCGAGTTGTTCGAGAAACTGTCGGCAGTTCCCACCGCACCCGTCACGGGGTCTACAAGGGTGAAAATTTCTTTGTCTTTGTAGGACGAAGAAACTGCGCCAAGGACTGAGTAGACATTTTGAACGTTGTGGACACGGGCATAACTCCACCCGTTGCCGTCAAAGATGTAGAAACTGTCCAAATCGGGGCGGTAGGTAACGTCGCCAATGGCGGGATTTGTGGGGAACTCATACCATTCGAGGGTTGCGCCTGCGCTGTGGTTGTAAACCGTCGGGAAGGCAATTGGAAGGGCAAACGGCGGGGTTCCGGCGGTGATGTTCGAGGTGGAATACGGCAGAGCCGTGGGGTAGACGGTTTCTTGCACTGCGCCAGAATCCAAAACCAAGGGGTAGAGGTATTGAATTTGCGCCGTGTTGTCGTAGGGGTAGTTCGGGTTGAACGGCTTTACGGAGAATGATGTAGACGTTTCAGGCGTGTAAGCGGTGACGGTCAATGTTTGGGTCGTGGTTCCATCACCGGAAGTAAGCAAAACAACGTCATTTTGATTGAGCGGAATGTTCAACCCGACGGTGATAATGGTGTTGTAGTTGGTAATTACACCATTTGAGCCAATTACCGCAGGGAAATTGTGCGGAGGCTTAAAATATTGAATTGGAATTGTGGTTGAACCAGCGGGGGTGTCCTGCGCCACCGTAACAACTGCCGAGGCGGTTCCGTAAACGAGGTAAAGGTTCAAGCCATTTGTCAAAGCAATCGGCGTAGGTGTTGTCGTCAATGACGTAATGGGGTTTCCAATAACCACATTGACCGTGGGGTAAAAGTAGGGGACGGATATTGAAGTAATGGTGCTGGATACGTCCATAACCGCCGTCGAAACGGGCGACAAATCGGGGTAGGTATTTGTTGTGGGCGAAGTCAGTGTAAAAACGTATGACGAAGTATTGTTCAAAATCGAGGAACACGTCAGCGTGTCTCCGTTGATAACGATTTGGAAGTTTGACGTTCCCGACAGGGCGATTGGTTGCTGAAAGCCAGAGGTGACGTTGATTGAAATTTGCGTTGAGCCGACGGGGGTGTTCCCAACCACCCGACCCAAAGAGCCAATGGATAGTCCGATGGGGGTCTTTGTGGTGTCGTCATTTTGATTGTAAACCGAGGAATAAGCAGTGGGGAAGTCGTTTGCGTCGTCAATGGTGATAGAGCCGGAGCCAACGGTTGCCGAGTAAGTCAGCGTGGTGTTGATGTTGGGCTGACCGCTTACGCCAGACTGATACCAAGGCTGAGTGAAATTCATAGACGCATTTGTGGTGAGTGTCGTTTGACCACTTGGGTTTGAGGCGACAAGTGCGCCAGCGGTTAATACGCCGTTGTTGGCAACGGTTCCATTGTCTGCTCCACTGAGAACGGGGGCATTCTTGCCGTGGTTGTTGGCAAAACTGCCAATAACGTTTGGAATGGTAACAGTTTCACCCGCACTGTGATTGTATTGAAACGACTGCCCTTCGGCAAGCGACCAAATTACCGCCCCAGCGTTGGCTTGTGTAATGTCGCTACCGTCGATTGTTGAATACGAGCCACTAATTACAACGGCTTCTTGCGTTTCGCCGTCGCCAACAATGACGACGTTGTTGGCGTTGCCGTAGGTCAAGTTTATGAAATTGGTAATGGGTGCAACGGGGCTTCCCGAACGTGCAGGCTTGTAAGAACTGCCCGAAGTCAGTCCGCCGTTTACAATTAACGCTTGCGAGGACTGAGAAACAATGTCGGAAAAAAGAGTTCCGCTAACGTATGAGCCGAGGAAGGCGGGGGCGACTGTTTCAATGTCTCCCGTCGTGCTACTGCCAAAATAACGATTGCCGGAAAGCCAACTGCCGACGGCGGTTCCCGCAACGTGCTTCTTGGCGATGGCGTCCACATACACACAACCAGAACCCGTATTTTGATATCCGGTGTTCGTAATCATTGAGCCGTCGGAATAACCAGCGGAGTTGTATGCAAAAAACGAATTTTTGGCGTAGTCGCCGTTGGTGTAGGGGGTGGTAGCCAAGGTGTAAGCGGGGCTTCCCGTGTTAGCGACAAAATACGGTTGAGCAACGTTTACAACGCCGCCACTGACGTAAACGTCCGTCTCCGTGCTACTGACGGTAAAGGTGTTTGAGGTTGTTCCCGTGATATTTACACCGACCAAGTTCAACGTCGTTGGGATAATGCCGGAAATGGTGACGGTCTGAAGCGTTGCAAGATTGTGCGTTGCGGAGGTCGTGTAAGTAACGGCAGAACCCGTGGTCGAAACTCCAATAATTGTCCACGACTGCGATTTTGTTGTGACCGTGTATAGAGCGTTGCGGAAGAGGTAGGTAGAGTTAATGTTTATATTTGCGGTGGAATCAACAAAGAACGTTGAGGTTCCGGTCTGTAATGACGTTGATTGAACCAACGTCGCCGCAGGAGTTTTTGCAAAGTTGGTCAAAGACAACGTGACTTTGCCATAGGGTGCAGTAACAGAACCAACGTCCTGTGCCCGCCACGGGAAGGTTCGGAACTGACCATAAAAAGATGATTCGCCAATCTGCGAGCCGTCCAGAGTGCAAAAAGGATAAACCAACGAAGGCGTGAAGGTCGAAGACGAAACAAGCAACCAATTGCCGGAAACCGTGGTGCTTCCGCCGTTGGTGTCTATGGTTGAACTGCCGTCGGCAATATTGACAGCCACATTGGAAGAAAGCGTCCCCGTGAAGGCGTTGGAGATAGTGAAATAACTTGTGTCCGCCAAATATGCCGATACAGAGCCGCCCGTTGAAAGGTGTGAACTACCGTCGGTGGCGAGGCTCCACGTTCCCGTCAGCGTTCCACCAGACGGGTTGGTTGCACGGGTAATGGTGAACTGCGTAGAGGTGGCAGAAACAACCTTTTCGCCGGTGGCCACGTTGAAGTTGGTGGTTCCCGTGACCGTGATGTAGTCGCCCGCTTGCAGGTTGTTGCCTGCGGTATAAGTCCAAGTGTATAGGCCTCCACCAGCCGCCGAAGAAGAAACGGTAGTGATAGAACCGTAGGCGGTTTTGGAAATGTTGAATGACGTGGACGAGGGAACGCTTGAAATCGTGTAAGTGCCGTTGATGTAATTTCCACCCGACAACGTAACTTGTTGCCCAACAACAAAGGGGTGCGCCGACGAGGTGGCAACCAAGCACCACGCTTCGTTGTAAGGGGAAGAATTAGTTACGATTGACGTAACTGCATATGAAGGTAAGGAGACACCCGCACTGCCAACGCTGGGGATTCCGGTAACGGTGGTGCTGGTGGGGATTCCACTGCCCGTAATCGTTGTACCAATGCTCGGTGAGTATGAACCGCTAGTCAAAGACATTGGGTTCTGAGTAGAAACCGTCGAACCCGTAATCAACTTGTTTTGTAACGAAGAAGGGGTGGTAATCGAAAAGGCTTGGCCAGGGCTGGCGTAGGTATATGAACCTTGTGCGCCCGTGTTGATGTAAATTGCGTTGTTGGCAGCGTCCACGCCTACAACCGTGGACGCTGCAAGGTATCCGCCAATTACCCCAAACGCCATTCCGACTTGGATACCCACTGTGCTATTTACAATCAAACGGGTAACGGCATTTATCATAATTCCAACCGCCCCAACGCTGGTGGTGGTGCTAGTGCTGGAAAATGTAAGAGTGGTGGAACTATTGACGGTTACAACGGTGTAAAAACCCGTGTATGCCGAAATGTTCGCAAACGAAATCAAGTCGCCAACCGAACGTCCGTGGGCGGTTCCCGTTACCAAAACGGCATAATAGTTAGTAGGTGAACCAGCGGCTGTAATCGAGGTTACGGTGTGTAAGGTAGAGGCATACGAGGCTGTGATATATCCGGTAATGGTCGGGTTTTGAAATTGCGTTGTAAACGTTGCACCAGAAATGGGTGCGGAAATCGCTTGACCAATTAAGGTTCCACCAGCGTTGGTGGGGTCGTAGAGATTATCTCCGCTAAGAACCGACGGGCTGGGAATTGGGGTGTTGATGTATCCCGTGTTGTCGAGGTAGTCAAAGAGGATAAAACTCTTTGGGCTTCCAATGGTTGCACCGGCAATTTCGTGATATTGAGCGGTTGCGCTGATACTTGCACCCGACATTGCGCCATAAATGGAAACAATGTAAGCGGTTCCGCCACCGTTGGACGTTCCCGTTGTCGAATTGGTGACGGTGAACTGCGAACTGTCTGCGTATGCGATAGTCGCATTAGAGAGGTTGAGCGAGGGCGTATCGGTAAGACCAATAATCGTGACCGCCTGACCCGCCACAAAAGAGTTGGGTGCGGTGTAGGTGACTGTCGTTCCATTACCCACAGCCGACGAAATCAAAGCGGTGGTAGAAACCGACACGCTTACATAGTCGGTTGAAGAAACCGTCGTGGAATAGTTGTAGGAACTAGGCGTTGCGCCAGAAATCGTAATGGGCGTTCCAACGGGCTTTTGAAGGTAACTGTCGTTCCACCCAATTTGGAAATATCCCAAAGTGGCAACTCCCGTTTGCCCCGTCAAAGTGCCGGAAGCATTGGAACTAACGGTAAATTGCGTCGAGGTTGCGGTGGCAACCGGAACGTTCGTCAGGTTAAACGCCGAGTTCGTTAGCCCTAAAACGGTAACTACGTCGCCCACGGAAAAGTTGTTGCTTGCGGTATAGGTGACTGTCGAAATACCATCACCACTTGCGCCCGTGATTTGAGCGGCATTTTTCACTGTAGAAAAATTACTTGACGTGGTGGCGTTGGTGCTGGTGTTTGACTGAGTGTCCTGCAAGGTTAAATAACCTGCCGACACCGCTGTAATTACACCAAGGTAATTCGAGTAAGAGTCTGTAAGCGTTTGCCCAACAACAAAGTTGAGTCCGTCGTTGTTTGGAAGAAAAACAACGTTATTGGGAATTGTTACTGTTACGGTTCCCGCACCCGTGGTGGGGGCAGAAATGGTAATTTGCTTTGACGAACCAATTGAAACAATGGTTGCACCGGACGGAATGTTTGTTCCTGATACCGACATACCTACGGCAAGGTTGGCGGTTGAAGAAACGTTGGTCAAAACTGCAGTCGAACCGTCCGTGGTTGCAGTCAGCGTCCACGGCAAGTTGGTGTAATAACCAGATGAGAGCGTGTAGTCGGAGAAAAGGCGACGCATAACGGCTTGCGGAACGTCTGGTGGAGTAGAAAAATTCATTGTGATTGGGGTTCCGCCACCAATGGTGTCGGGGTATGGAACCGCAGTCCACGTTGGAACGTTTGTGGTGGGAATCAAACCAACCGATTGAATGTTGGCTTGCTCACTGTAAAAATTGTCCGTTGAGGTATTACCACCATAACCTTCGATAACGGCAAGATTTTGACCCTTTTGGAAACCAGCAACCTCATCTATGAAAAGCCACGATTGGTCAGCACCCTTGGGAAAGTCGTTTGCGTAAATCGCACTGCCGATAAGGGTGCTATTAGTTGTTGTGGAAAAGCCGGTGAAAAAACGAGTAATGTCCTCAACCTGAATAGAACTGTAAAGCGAAATGCTATCCAAAATGTTGCCAGCGGCAACTTTGGTCAGGGTTGAAAGTGCTGAGGCTGCGTCGGACGTTTGCGGAACAGACCACCCTTGGTCGGTCTGGGCATTGGCGTAATTGGGGGCTGCAGTCAGAATCCTCATAGTCGGCTCTCTACCACTCTACTCCGCCTTTGGAAAAACTACCGCCCCATTGCCCGCAACGTGCGGTGAAATTCTTTGAACTGACCTTCGACGTGGTGCTTGATGAGTTCGACAGTGTGCTGGTCGGCATTGCCATTGACCACAATGTTCACGTTGGGGGCTTGCTGAGCCTGTCCGTTGCCTCGACTGCCACGACTCAGGGCGTGAACCGCCGAAATGCTCAATACGGCTTCACCCGCCTGAAGAATGGCGGGAACTTCGGAACCCTTGCGGCCAGGAACCATACCGCCTTGGTGAAACTTGATGACTTTGGCAGTCTTCGTGTCGTGGACGGTTCGGGTCGGCTTGGGAGGCCCTGAATTTCCAAGACCGAGGAAGTGTCCAATTCCCTTCAGCGCACCGCCAATTTGGTGACGGAACTGATACGCCAAAAGACCGGCAGCAACCACCTGCCCAATACCAGGAATCAAGTTTGCCAACGCCTCTGCACCTGCCATTTCAGCACCCGTGGCAACTGCGTCTGCACCGAGGCTTAGACCCAACTTTTTAGCAAGCGAGGTTCCACCCAACTTTGCCAGACCGCCACCAATTTTGGTTGCGCCGAACTTCTCTGCCATTGCGCCAAGGCGACCTCCACCCGCTCGAAGAAGACCATTGCGAGCAAATTTGGCAAGACCCTTTTCGCCAAACTTTTTCATTTCGCTTTCAGCCTTGTTTTTGATTTCTTTTTCAATTGGGTTTGAGCCACTGCCACCCACACCACCGCCACCTTTTTGAATGACTTTGGTGAGGTTGATAATGGCGTTCGTCAGGTTCACGGTGGGGTTTTTGGTGTTGGTGGACAACATTCCACCAAGGTCGCCAGTCATTCCGCCAGCCTTGCCCAATAACTTGCCAGCCATTCCACTGAATTTTCCAATAATGGGAATTTTGGAGAATAACTTGACCGCCAAGCCGGAGTGTTTTTCCACTTCCTTAGCGACGATACCCTCAACCTTTGAGGTTGTTCCGCCACCCAAACGCTTTAGCATTGGAATAGACGCAATAGCACCTGCTACACCTTCGCCGCCTTCGAGGGCAGTAACGCCCATCTTGGCAACCTTTCCAAGACCAAACAACGATTTGACCTTGCCTCCCACCGAACCCATAATTCCGGTAAGACCACCAAGCCCGCCAGCAATTGCCTTGATTCCCGAAAGCATAAAGTCAATCGGGCCTCCAAACATCTTTTTAGCAAACCACACCGTTGCAAGTATGGCAAAAGCGTCCTTCAAAAGACCCACACCACCGACCAATTTTGCCATTGAAGCAATGACGAGAAGAAATTGGTTTCCCGCTTTGATGAGAATGGCTAGAAACTTAACAAAATATTCGACCAAAAGGGCAAGATACGGCAACATCTGAATCAACGTCGGCAAGGCGGCGATAAAAAACTGTGCGAACGTCGTTGCCAACAACGGGAGAAGGGGCGCAATGGCAACAATGGTTTGTTCGAGGGCGTTCAGGAAGACTTGCATTTGCCCATTGCTGACCATATCGCTGAACGCCTTAGATACCGCTTCGGCGGCGGGCTGAAGGTTTTTGGCAAACGTGTTTGCCATATCGGTCAAAATGTAAGCCAGACCCTTGAAATCGCCCTTGCCGTTGATAATGGTGGTCAAAATACCCACCAAGGGCTTAGCCATTTGTGCAATGACGTTGATGACTGATTCTGCAATGGTCAGAATGGCTGGCAAAATGCCTTGGGCTAGGGCGTTGAACAAGGGAACTAAAACCGTGAAAATATCACCAAGGCTCTTACCGAGTGCTTCGGTTGTTGCCTGAATCGCAGTCGCCATAGATTCGAACACGGGCTGTAGCGCATTGAGAAGCGGGGTCAAAGCCTGTGCGAATGATTCAAGAATTGGAAGAAGACCGACACCAATAGACTGATAAATCAACATCAAGTCATTTTTCAATCTGTCCATAGGAGAACGGCTTGCCGACGCAATTCCCTGAACGTGCTTGTTGATATCTTGAAGCAACAAGTCCTGAGCCGCAAGCAGACCAGAGGTCGCTTCGGTAGCCTTAATTCGCTGTTGCTCAGCCTTCGAGAGCGACACACCCGTTCGCACCATTGCGCTCATACGCTTGGCGGGGTCGGTCAAAACACGGCTCAGGAGTCGGGCTGAACCAACTACAGAACCACCGCTACCGCCACCCATAACCTCAGCCATATTTGCAGCGTTCTGCAATGTAAGTTTCATATCGCTGGCGTGTGCTTGATACAACTTCGCAAGGTCTTGGTTGGGAAGCAGAAGGTTCTGTGCTTGGATATATTGGTTTTTAGCAATACCCGTTTGAACAGACAGGCTGTTTGCCTGATTGTCGAGGATTACCGAGTAGGCACGACCCGACTTAGTAACTTGGTCGTTGGTTTTTACTATTTTGCCGGATTGGTCTACGATATTGCCCGAAATGTTCTTCAGGCTCACGCCCATTGCGGCTTGGTTGTTGAGAAGGACAGCCTGAATCTTCTGCAACTTGACTTGCTGTGCGCCGAGTTCAAGACCCTTATCAACGGCTGTGCCAAGGGCAAGCCAACCAACGGCTTTCTTTAGGATTCCACCAAGTTCGTTGAACTGCTCGCCAACCTTTTTGGAAGTTTCCGAGGCGGCTTTTTCGGTTTCCTTAAACGACTCCTTTACCCCCGAAGCGTCGCCAAGGATTTTATAAAGGAGTGAGTTTTCGTCTGCCATAAGGGTTTACCTAGCCCTTAGTCTGCCACAGGATTTTAGAATTACCCATTGCGGGCGGCACGTTCCGCTTCTTCTTGCTCATAGGCACGAAGATTCCATATAGCCTGCCATTCCACTAACTCTTTTGAAGATAGTGGTCTATGCGCTGGGGAACCTTCGAGAAGTTCGCCAACCGTCCGACCCAATTTTTCCGCTAACTCAAAGAGAAAGCGTCGGTCAGGGTTGGCTAAGAGTCTTTTCCCGCAACATCAGCCGCCCCGTCAGCCAAACCCGAAAGTTCCATTGCGACGGTAGCGATTTGCTCAATGGCAGCGGCACTCTTAGCAAGAAGAGCGTCACGGTCATTTTCGCTAAACACCCTCTCGCCCGTTTCGGGGTCGTAGGTACAAAGGATAACAATTTCGGGCAGCACGTTGCCGAGGTCAATGTTGCCACCATTTTCAGCGGCCGACGCCAACATCTTGCTACGGTCACGGGCGGTCATTGACTTGACGACAACGCTCACATTCCACTGCTTGACTTCGACAACCTTCGACTCAATGTCGTCGGAAGCAAAAATCTGTTCTGAAAGGCTAGACATAGCACTCCGTTTCTAGGGGTAAACCCCTAGTCATAGAGTGTAGTCGCTGTTTTGGAATCGTGCAGGATTACAGAATCGAGCGGGTCACGACACCCGTGACCTGCAATTCGCCGTCAAACGAAATCACAGCGTTCACGCCCGACTTCAAGTCATACTTGTTCAGGAGAGCCTGACCGTAGAAGACAACCGAAGGGGTCTGACCCGTAAACGCCCCAGGCGTCGAAGGCCCGTAGATGAACGAGATGAACTTGCCAGCGTCCTGAAAAGAAATCAGCGAGTTCATAATTGCGTCAGTTCCACCCGTGGTGGTCGAAGAACCGGCGGTGGGGTCATACATACCGGCAAACGTAATCGTGTAGGCCTTCAGACCCACAATGTAGGTCTTTACACCAGCCTGCGAGAACGTGGTCGTCTCAGGGGTTTCTATTTGCGTCGGGAACGAAACGTCGTTGATGAAGGGCGAGAGGTTCACCATAGGAAGCACGGGGCTTCCTGCAGCAGCGGAAACCGAAGAGGGTGACACCGAGAGGGTGTAGGACGTCGTGGCGGTGGCAAACGGGGTTGCCGTGCCAACGGGGATACCGTTCACGAACGCACCGTAGACCGTCGAGGTCGGGGTGGAAATCGCCTTGTCCGCTAGTGAAATACCGCCAGCGAGCAAAGTTCCCGCCGTGGGGGTCACGGTCAGCGAACCACTCGTAATCGAGCCTGTGTTTATCGTAGCGGCACTTGTTTCGTAGCCAATTGCCAGAAACCCGTTCTTACCGTGTTGGAAAGCAGGAGTAGCCATTATTTATTCCTTCCTAGAAACGGGCAAACCCGTAGCAGATAGTTGCCGACGGGCTTGTTCCCGAAAGCGTCCAAATGAGTTGTGTGTATTGCAACAGCGGATTCGGCAAAAACAAGACCACGTTGCCAACCGTCGAAATGGTTGAACCAGAAACCGTCTGGTAGGTCGAGTTGTTAGCCGAGTGCTGAAAACTGAGGCTCAAAGTTCCTTGCAGTGCAAGAACGTTGATAATCAGAAGACCGCCCCTAGTGGTTTGCAGACCATTGTTTTTGGCAGTGGTGCTACTGCTAGAGGTCGTAGTGAAATATTGCCCGAAGCCACGCCACACGCCACCGTCGGAGACGATTTCGGTGTCTATAGCCACAACGCCCGAAACGGGAGTCTTCAGGTCATACTTGTTTTCCAATCCACGGGCGAGGTGGCACACAGAATTCTGCGCCGTTCCGCCGTCGGGGAACACAAGTACCGCCTCGTCTGCGGAGTTTTTTGTGGCGTTTGCCATAATCTCATCTACCGCAGCGTATGAGCCGTCGTAAAAACCGGCGAGGGTGATTGAGCCCTCCTTCAAGCCTGAGATGTAGGTCTTCACACCGCTGTTTTGGAAGGTCGTTGTCTCAACGGGGTCTAAGGCAGTGGCGACACTTACATCATTGAAGAACTGAGAGAGGTCGAATGAAGCACCATTCGAGAGGGCAAAGGAGATAAGGGTCGGCGCAGTCAGGCTTGAAGAAGCCGTGGCATTTGCCGAGAGGGTCAAAGTGTATTGAGTAATCGCCGTAACCGTGGTGCTTGACGGGATTCCCGTGCCCGTGACGGTTGCGCCGAGAGGCAGGGTGGCAGGCAGATTTCCCACAATGGTCACAACGTTGCTACCACTGGCGAGAACGCCTAGGAACGATTGGCTGGTCTGCGAGGGGTTTGAGAACACAACCCGTGAGTTCTTACCGTGGAGAAATGAAGGGCCAGCCATTATTGAGCCTCTGTAGTGACCTCAGAGCCGTCGGAAGGAACGCTCGAAGGGTTTGGGGTAGGAGATTCATCAGGTGTTACGGGGGTTTCGGCAGGCACGGGGGCAGCGTCAGAGGGGGCAATCCAGCCCAACGCCAAGTCCGACGTAATGCTGTCGGCTGGGTAGTCGGTCACGATATCGCCCGTCTGCACGAATTTCCCGTTGTAGTAAAGCGGCGTAGGGCTGATGACCACATACGCAACTTGCTTAGCCTTTGCCATACGACCTTCCGAGTAGATGACTTCGGGAAAATCGTAGCATTGGAAATAGAAAAACCCGTTGGCTCAAAACCAACGGGTCTTTCATTGTGGAGGTGGGTTTAGTCCTCCGAGGCTGTCCTGCGCTTGCGCTTACGGATTGCCGAGACACGGTGAGGGTAGAAGGCTCGAATGGACTTGTTCCCATTCGTGCCGCCGTGGACGATTACGTCCGTGACCTCGCCCTGACGAGTGTGAATCTTGATGAACGTGAACTCGCCACGCTCGCCCTGAACCCTCACGGGGTCATTGGGTTGAATTCCGTTCCACTCCAACTCGACCTGATAGGTCGGCGTGTAGTGAGGCGCAATCTCCATTGTCTTCCTAGTTGCCATATGTGGTTCCTCCTTTGAAGCAACGAGTGAATCCTAGCATACTTATCAACCCCCATCAAGTATTAGGAAACAATTTTTTCTTGATAACCACATTCACAAACTTGAAACACGCCTGCGCCCGTTGAGATTTTCAATGCGTTTTCGTGGGTGCAATCCCCTTCGACAACATCTTCTGTCGCCTCTACGGGCTTCTGAGCGGGTGCGATTATCTCCAACACAGCGTCAATCGCCATAATTGAAGCGAGATTGCTTTCACGGGCTGCTTGTAGCGCAAGCACTACGACGTTGGGAGAACTCACGGCATAGGCAGACCGTCACTGCCAACGTTCATAGTGAAGGTGAAGTTCATTGTGAACTTGGGACGTTGAATCTCGTCATAACCAATTGGGTTAGGAATACCGAGTGATTCAATCCTGAGAACATTTGTGAAGTAAGTCGAGTTCGGAAGAATCACTCCGGTCAGCGTGTTGCGAATCAAGCGTGACCACGCATACGCCGTTGGGTAGTCCTCTCGAAGACCACGCACCTCAATCTGCACCTTGGGATACTCGATTGCGGAGTTGCCACCTGCGCCCATAGTGAACGTCGGGGCTTTGCCCTGATATTGCTGAATGACGATTGCAGCGTCGGGGGCTTCGGCGGGGTATCGAGCCAAGAACATATTGACTCCACTCACCAATCCCTGAGTCCCGTAAGTTGCGGGAACAAGCGTCGCTTGTAGGTATGAGGCAATCTCTTCGATTAGTGGCGTGTAGGTCATAGTTGTCCTAGAAATTGGTTAATTGCTTCCGAGAGTTGTGAGGTTATCTCAGGCACTTGTTCCTCGAAGGGGATTTCGAGGAACTTTGCTTGACCGCCGTGGGGGTGGTGCATTTGCAGGTCTTCGTGAACCTTGACCGCATAGTCCACCAAACCACCGCCATAGGAGATAGACGCATACATTTCTTCGTTACCTTCGGGGTCTTTGGTCAGCACTTCGCCGGAATCCCGCAGCCTACCCGTGAGAACCGGAATAAGGGGCTGGCTGTTCTCGTAAATGATTTGAGCGTTGTCCTCGAAGACTTTTTGAACAACCTTGGGAATTCCTCTTTGCGCTTTTTTAAGGTTCTTTTTGAAATTGGAATCCTCGACCTTGATACTGATTGCCTTGCCCTTCATAACTACTCGAAGTGAATTGTCGTGTTGTATCCAACTATGCCGGTTTCGTCATAGTTGTTCTCAATGAACGCAATGACGGGGTGCTGCAGGGCGGGCTGAACTTGTTGTGGAACCGTGAGGCGGGCTTCTGTCGAGATTTGCGGGAAAAATCCAGCGAGGTAGGCACGACCAGAACTTTTGCGGTCACGCCCGTCTTTGCTTGGGACGATTTTTACCGAGTATTCCAAACGGCACTGATACGTCACGCCCGCTTGCCACTCGACGTTGCCGGAGACGGAGGGCGTTCCGGTGCTAGTGGAATCGTGTCGTCCATACAAGTCCAAGACGGGCGTAGGGGTTCCCGAAGCACTGACGGGCGTGTAGGCAGTGACGGGCGTGGGGTTTTCCACGATAATCGTCTGCGTCATCACCTCTAGAAGTTCGGGGTCAATAGTCATTACATTGAGTCCTATCCGCCACCGTTTTGCGGGTTGTAGCCCGTTCCGTAGGTGGTGGTAACACCCAGCACGGACTCGGACGGCCAATCGTTGGGAGAGGCGTAATAGGGGTCAAACTTGCCAATAACAAACTCCGCACCAAGGGCGTTGGAGTCTACGTTCACCATTGGTGGGTTCACACGGCGTGAGCGGGCAAGCAAGTCCTTCGAGAGACGTTGATACTGTTGCGCCTTGTCGCCAAACGACTTGCTGAGGCTAAGTCCACCAACTGACTTGCTGGTGCTTTGGGCCCCTCCCGTGTAAAAAGCGGCAATGCTCTGTGCCACCGTCGAGGCGGCTCGGTAGATTTCACCACCGAACTCAGCGAGGCAAAAAGCGATTTCCTCGTCCTGAATCAACGGCGAGTCAATATCGGTGTCGCCCACCAACCAGCGAATTGCGTCCTTCTTCGAGGTTGTGGGGTCTGCGCTATAAGTCCAAGACATTTTTACACTCCTACATTGGTTGATAATCAAAGCGCATTGAACCCGTGAGGATTCGCTGTGCGTTATTCGAAATTTGAGTTGCGGTGATTTGGAAATACCAGCGACCAGCGGTCAAACCGGAGAGTTCGTTGTTTGTCCACGCAACAACGAGATTGCTGTTCCGTTTGCGCCATTACTGCTCGTAAAACCGACGGTCTTAGTGATTTTGGCGGTGTTCGGCGGTTGCCCAATCTTCATTGAGAACGTCCAGCCGGTAGTGAAATCTACGGGGTTGCCACCTGCGTCGAGCCAGCGAAAGTTTGCTGCGGGAAGGCTGGAGGCGGGGGTGGGGTATTCAAGCGTGTCGGGCATTAGGAGTTGTTCCACTTTCTCTCGGTAAAGAAGGATACCTCGCCCTCTTGGAAAACCTCGGTGGACTGCGGTTCAACAACGGTGGCAAACGTGGCGGTTTCGGCACTTGTGGCAGTGTTGTGGTCGGTTTGAGAACCCGTGGTCAGGAACTCGGTAAAAAGAATCGGGCTGGTGAGAATGATTTGAGTGACGTAAGCCCACACGCTCGTCGCTTGGGTGAGCGCAGCCTGCCCGTCCTTGCTAAATACCGCCCGTTTAATTGCGGTGACGGTCTGAGACAACGCCGAGGACACGTTTTGAACCCGTCGAACAGCCCTGACGGACGATACGGCTTGCGTCTCCGAAGCAGAACCAACCACTTTATGAACAACCGTTTTAGCACCCCTTGTGGCTTGTGATTCGGCATTGGCGGAACGACGAACCAGCGTTCTAGCCGCCGTGCCGACAGCCGATTCGGTTTGTGTTTCAATGCCAACCTGCGTGTGAATGGTTGCACGATTGGAAACGGTTGCTTCCGCAAGTATTTCTGAGCCAAGGCGGATTTTGACGGTGTTGGTATTTCCCAACGCCGATTCCAAAAGTGGATTCGCCCCAGAACGACCCAGAGCGGTGTTTTTACCACCATTGACCGCTTCGGTTCCCGCCACAGAATTCGAGCGAACCAATACAAGTGTGCGTGTTCCAATTGCGCTTTGTAGCAAACTTGCTACGCCGACGACGTTGTAAGCGGTTCCCGAAAACGAGATTCCGTAATACAAGCCAGAGAAGGGCGTGTTGCCTCCGCCGTTGTAGAGGGTGCTAAAAACTCCGTAGGTAGGTTTGGTTATGGGCATAGCCCGTCACCAGCCTTAGTTGCTCATCAACCAAGTAGGCGTGAAGTTCAACGAGTCGTTGGGGGTCAAAACGGGGCTAGAAGCGTCCGCAAAGTTGGCTGCGTAGAGGGCGGTTCCACCCGACAAAGCCGTGGCAATAAAGAAGCCGTTAGCCGCAGTCCACGTTCCCTGAGCCGAGAAGACCGAGTTCGAGGCAGGAACGGACTTCATACCCGTCACAGCGTCACCAAACGTCACCGTTGCGCCGTTGGATTGGTTCGAGGCAAGGGGCGACGAGAGAACGACTTGGTTTCCGACAATGGCGGTCACGACCTTGACGGACTCCGTGCCGACCACAATGCTCATACCGACGGTCAGCGTTTTACTACTTGGGGCAACGCTGGTAAGGGTCACAACTTGAACGCCAGCGAGGACTGCGCCGTTGAGGGTCGTAGTTCCAAAAGGCGTGGTGTAAGAGGTGGCGACAGCGGGGGTTCCGTAAGTAACAGTCTGACGAGCGTAGTTCTGACCCGAAACCTCAACAATCGCAGGGGAACCGCCCGCCGCTGGAACTGTCGTGCCAGAAAGACTCGTAAACAAACCAACATACAACTGCGAGTAGGTCACAGGGGAAGCCGTGATGACCTGATTGAACAGGACTGTAAGACCGCTATTGAGGAAAACCTGTGCCACGCATACTCCTAGGGGACGTTATTCTCCCCCTAGTCTGCCACAAAGTTTGGAAAAACCTACTGTGCGGGCGGGGTGGCTGGCTCAGGCAAAGCGGCAAGTTCTTCGATGTGAACCTGCAGGGCCTGGTCGAGGTTGGCAATCGAAGCCGTGGCATAATCAACGGCATTGGTATCGCCCGTGAGTTCGGCAACCTTCAGGTTCAGGCTGTGCTGGTAAGCCTCAGCCGCAAATTGCTGAATTCGCTGGGTCAGAAGTTCACGCTTCTGGTCGTCGGTAAGAAGTGCTGAGTAATCCATAGATTTCATCATAGCGCACTATTCGCTTGGATAAGGGAACTTTTGCCAAGCCATAAAGCGTTGTGAGTGGGGGTAAATACGCTAATCATTTGATTAGCCTAAATTATCCTTTATTGAAGGCCCAGAACGGTGAACGTAAAATAGTTGTAGGTGGGGGCGGTTGTTGGTGAACCGCTGTATTCCGTTTGAAAACTTAACGTAGTTGAACCGCTGGTGCTAATGGTAATAGGCC